GTTTATAGGGGTTGCCAGTTTTTCTTTCAGTCTTTCTTTCTTTGAACCCATCATTTTTAATGTGGTCAATTTGTAAAGCTCTTATATCATCAAAGCCGCATTTTTGACATTTAAAGCCAAGTATTTCTACTATATCCATACGGTATTTAACATTATAATTTCTACCACCCTTCCAGTTAGGATGTTTTTCTTTACTAATAGATTTACTAATTTTATCTCTAGTTTCCTTAGACAAGGGTGCTAACTTTTTACCTTTGCGAGAAGATACTTGGACACCAATTTTACCCTTATTCCAAGGGGCAAACCCTTTCTTAAATTGTGTATCAGCTGTTGCCATTTTATTTTATTTCTTTCCAATTAGCGGTCTCCTCATCCCAAGCAAAGATTGAACCATCTTTTTTCTCAGGTTTTACAACAGGTGATTTCCACTCACCTTTCACTTCATCAAGAATCCAAGAAGTAAAAGGCTTTTTGTATATGAAAGCATCTAAATCATTTCTGTACTCTGAACCAATTCCTGCATAGTTCTTCTTTTGAGAACCGTCCATGAAAGTCTCAACCCATGTTACTGGTTCGCCAAGTAAACCAGAGTTTATGAACTCTTGGTCTGCAACCACTACTCTGGTTACTATTTTATTTTGGTCTAGTTGAGCGAAGTATGACATATATATTTATTAAGCTTCTTGTGCTGATGCGATTAAATCCCACTTCGTATCTGTAGTGTTGTACTTGAATCCTAGATATAAAGTTTTCGACAAAACAGTTGTGCTTGGTAGTGCTGTACCCATAGCTCTAAATACACCGTTCCAAGTTAAAGCTCTTGCCGTGCCATTGTCTTTGATACGTATGATGAGAGGACGACCTTGTACGAGAGTTCCCCCAGGAGAGTTGAAAAGCAAGGCACCTGCTTGTGCGGTAATAATAAACTCATCAAGGTTATCCATGTTTAGAGATGTCCCTGTATCAGTTGTGTATGAAGCTGCGGAAACTATTAGAGGTGTAGTGGTTTGTACTCGTACACCTTCTACTGCCAAGACTCCTGCGGCACTTCTTGAAAGGGTTGTGTCAGAAGCGTCACCAAGCTCTATTGTTGTTCCAATGGTAGCAGATGTTCCGATGTTCAGAGCTTTAGCTGCACTAATACCACCAGATGTCCTAATTGCACCAGTGGTTGAGCTTGTGGTGTCTAGTGTAGATGGCATGAATACTGAAGCGCTCGCTCCAGTGCCACCTAGTGTGAGAAGTGTTGTAGCACCTGCTAGGGCTGTAAAAGAAGCTGTAGGAGTTGTTATACTTGTAGTAATTGCTGGTGAAGTCATTGACTGAATACCAGTGAAAGTATTTGCAGCATCAGTCCTTGCAATAGTTGCAGATGTAGTAGGAAAAGTCATTACTGTCCCATCTGTTCCTGCTAGGGTAAGTGAATTGCTGAATGTTAAAGTTTTTGCAGCTGTACCTGTAAGCGTATAAGTCCCAGCAGTAAACGTATTTCCATTTACGGTTGTTGGTGTAATTTCACCAAGAACAATTGTTAGAGCAGGTGTAGCACCTCCTGAAGATGAACCTGATACTCCGTTTGCTGTAGCAACTGATACAGCTGTCACTGTTCCAGCACCCGCTGATATCCATGATGTGATACCAGAACCATCTGTTGAAAGCACTTGACCAGCATCACCATCAATTACAGGAAGTGTGAAAGTCCAAGTACCAGCAGCATCAGCTGTTTTCAAAGTTACAGTACCTGATGTTGTACCTTTCAAAAGTACTGATCCTGTAGCACCACCTTGTGCACCAACCGTGATCGTTGTAGGAAAAACAGGTGCAGTTGCAAGAACAGCTGTTGTTCCTGATCCTGTTGTTGTCGCTGCAATAAGTGCCGTACCGTTTCCTGCAAGAATTGGTGCATTTATCGAAGTGGAAATTGTAATAGCTGGTGTTGTTGTTGCTGTTGCAACAGTACCAGCAAAACCATTTGCTGAAGTTACAGAGACAATAGTTACAGTACCTGATCCGCCGGCTACATCTACCAAAAGACGTCCTGTTGAGGAGTCTATTTTGAATGGTAAAGTTGTCGTAGCACTCGCGCTTGATTGCCCGAGTGCTGCAGGTACAAAGTTTTGATCTCTTGGTGCTTCGCTCATAAATTTTTTACTACATGTCTATTAAAACTGCTCCATCTGCATCAACAAAAACAGGATATAAAACATTTGCATTTGTGTTTGACTGACCACACCATGCTGGTTGATTATTACTATCTCTTGGAATTGATTTCCCGGCTGCATAAAGTGCTAAAATACCAGCTGGTACAGTATCAACAATGTTGATTTTCATACTATTGCTAGATGAATTAATCACTATAGGTACAAGCGTAACACCATCAGAGAACAGTACTCCGAGTTTTGACTTTACTGTATTTTGATCTTGTATAGCTTCAGCCATGTGATTATGCGGATGTTACGCTACCGTCTGAACTTATTGGTGCCCATAGACAATAATAAGTAAGTGTTCCAGCTGTTACTGTGCTTGTCGCGATCGTCTGAATGATGTTTGTACCAGATATAATAAATATAGCTGGTAAAGCAAGTACTGTAGCAGGTGATGTAGTAGCCCATATTTCGCCTACATCAATTGCAGTAGCTGAAGTAAGAGCGATAAGTGCTGCTGTGTTGCCAGATATACCAACTTCAAGTGTTCCTGTTCCAGTAAGATCAGTACCTGACGTTACAGCAAAAATTCTTACAGAAACAGCTCCTGTAACTGTAAAAAGTGTTGTTGGTCCTACTGCTCCTGTTGTGCCAGCGATATATGTTATTGCTTTTGACGATGTGAGCCCTAAGGTCACGATCGGCACATAGTTTGCGTCTCTTTCGAATGCTTGTGATGTCATGTTTTTATATTTTCCCTTCCTTAAGTCTTGTAATTGCCCTCTCTATAGTCTCACGATCGTCTTTGATCTTAGCTTTATCTCGTTCTACAGCTTTCTTTTGTTGTTCTATTGACTCTCTTTCTGCACTTAGCTTTGCTGTACCTATTAAAAGTTGTTTTTTCTGCTCATCTGCTATATTTTCACGCTCTTTTGCCATAAAATCCCATAAATCAGATCTTTCTTTAAATGATGTAATCAGTTTTTTGAACTCAAGGTGTGCATCTTTTAAATAATCTGAAAAACCAGATATTGAAGCAAGTAGAACTTTTGCTTCTTCATAGTTATTTGATGCTTGATCAAGTGTAGTTTTGCTTTCTGTAAGTGCTTTATCTACAGCTTCAAGTGCTTTTAACTCTCTTTCAGCAACAAACTTAGCTTGATCTGTTTTCATAGACTCAAGTAACGCACGAGCTTCGCTCACTTTGACACTTGTCTCAGCAAGTGCTCGTACAACGTCCATCTTGTTTTTTTCTAATGTGTGTATTTCCATAAGCTTGGTAGATGGGCTTGCACCATCTAAACGTCTTTGCGTACCAGCTTTTGCTGTACTACGCGAGTAGTTTCTCTAAATTATCTTTTGATGCTCTGGCATCAAAGACGATATTTCTTTTTGTGAGTTCTGCTACAACCTCTTGTTTGTCTTGATACTTTGCCGGTGTAGTACCTTCTAGTACAATCACTGGTTGCTGTTTTGTTTCAACAGTCTGGGGAGGTTCTACTTTCTGGACAATACTGTCCTGAACGAGTTTATTTAACTCCTCAACCTTCTTCATGAGTCTGTCAACTTCGGTTTCTGCTATCGGTTTTGCCTCTGTATATAGATCTGAAACGAATGTGTTCTTCAACTTTTCAAGTGCAACATCGTCCCATAGTGGTACTCCTGTTGGAACACCAGTTGGATCTATTTGAGGTGCTCGTCTTGTCATCACAGCTTTCGCTAAGTTGACCGCGAGTCTATTGCCGATATGGTACGGCAGAGTCATGGTATCACCAGACTTAATTCCATTTCCTCCTGATATACCAAAGATGGGGCGACTATCAAACATACAGCCCATATCAGGAGTGAATTCAAAGTCAGTCTTGTTTGTAAACTGGACGACTTTGAAATCGTTTGGATTCGAAACTATTGGATTGATCATAGTGTTTCTTATCCTTGTCTAATAACTCTGGGCTTTGTCATTCCCTGAGACGTTCAGCTTTAGCATCCCGTGTCCGACCCTTATAAAAGGATCGAGACGAGAAACTAACGAATGAAGTATCGAACGAGAGTACCCTGATCTGCTGCATCGTTTGCAATGATACAATATCCAAGATTCTGCTCATCAAAAGCTCCTTTTGCTGTAACACCTTTGACAACCTGACCGGTAGTGTTATCTCCTGATGTAAAGCCTTTGCCTACAACAAGAACTTCACCTGCTATTGCACGACCGTCTCCTTCTGTAAGGATCCAACCAAAGTCTCCAGCTGCTGCTGCAACCTGGAAAGCACCCTGCGTCATCTGAACAGTTGAAGTAATTGCTGCAATGACGACCTCTGACATAACAATGTAAGTCAAGTCTGAGTCTGCTACTGCTAGTGCTGTACCAAGAGCTGTCTCAGGGTAAAGAGTAAGAGTAGTTGCAGAATTTGTGCGGATCTTGAAGATCTGACCAACACCAGTTCCTTGATCTACAGTACCAACACCGTCCTCAAATGCACCTACTGTGAGTGTATTTGCTGCTCTTGTGAGATATACGATACGACCTTGTGCATCAGTAGATGATGACCATAGATCAGCAGTAGTAACTGCAGCTGGAACAACAATGTTTCCGTTTGCAATGGTTGATCCGTTAGAAACGAATGCCCACTCTCGACCGTCTGGAGTAACTGAACGCTGACCGAGTTTGAATTCACCTCGCTGCGTGATTGTGTTATATACTGACTGAAATGAAATTGTATTCATGTTGTTTTTCAGATTTCGGCTCTTAACCTAAATCTCTTTGTGGTAAACACCACTTAACTATTAAGCCCTTTTAGGAAGGTAGGCTAACCACTATACTATGATGCTGCAAATATACCTGACTGTGATGTCATCAACCAATTTGTACCATCTGCTACAAATGTAATCGTATCACCAACAACTGAAGTTCCTTGAGTATTAGTCAAAGTTGTACCACTTAAAGCAGTACCTGTTGCAGATGTTTTGAATTTGAAGGTTCCACCCGTTAGAGTAAAACCAGCCGATGTACTAGCTACAACAAAAGTATATACTAAACCACTAACATTTGTCGGTAGTGTCCATGATGGATTCGCACTTGTTGAACGATTAACAAACACTCCCCCTGACTGAGCTGCTGTTAAAACAACTGTCGCACCAACTAGTGCATTTTGAGTGACTGTTTTAACTACAGGACCCGTTGGCGCTGTTGTGAATGTAACTGCTCCTGTAACTGCAAGCGTAGAACCTAATACAACAGCTTTGTCTGTATTTAATCCATTGAACTTAACTACTGGGACATAATTCTCTATCAAAGACATATTTTTTTAGTTTAACCCTCTCGGATCGAGTCCGGTAAAAGGATGAATAATTAGCTAACTCCCGCCATTGAGCCGTTAAGGCGAGGTGCTGTAGCTACGAAGTTTCCTGCGTAGATTAGATAACCAACCTTAGTTAGCTGATCGACAGGTGACATCATCTTTCGGAACTGGAAGCCACGAGTTGACTTTACATTTCCTGGTACTCCTGATGGAACTGCATCAGAAGTCTTCTTGAAGTTAGCCTTCATGATGTTTTCATCCTGGTAGTCGAAACCAACGAATGAGAAACCTTTCGTGTTAACGAAGAAGAACTTACCTGATGGAACCTGCTCATCCTTTGCGATAGGTGTACCGCGGAAGGTGAGATATACGAAACCCTGTGTACCTCCGAGACCTGCTGAAGCAGGAACTCCTCCCCATGCATTCATGCGTGGATAGCCTGAAGTTGAGAAGTTAGCTCGAACTGAAGGAGTCAAAAGAGATTCGTATGTTGACCAGATAGCCTTAGTCGTGAGAGCAAGGTCTGGAGAATCTACGCCAATCGTGACTGCATCATTTGCAGTAGCGAGCTTAGCAAGCGTGAGAGCACCTGCTGAAGCGAGGTAGTAACCATTCCATGCTGTGTAAGTGCTTCGTGAGAGACCTCCGTACGTTGCGAAGAGAGTTGAGTCTGAAGCTGCATTTGCGAGAGAGTCCCAGTCATTACCAGTTCCGTTTCCGGTGTAAAGGTTCTCAGCAAGGAGGGTAATCAAAGACTGAGCCTGTGAGTCGAACTCAGTTTCGAGAAGGTCAACGATCTGCTCGTCACCCATGTTAGCAGTCGTTTCTGCGATTGCTACTACGACCGGCTTGTTACATGCCTTGAGATTAAACTCAGCCTGAACGCGAACATTCTGGCGATCTGTATCGAGCTTGTCAGCGATACCCATGTTTCCGCCGTTAGTCGTATCTGTAAACTTAATTCCGAACTTGTATGAAGTACCTGTCTTCCATTCTACTGGCTTCTGGAGGAAAGTCATAAGTCCAGGTGTACCAGTGGTAACCTGATCAAAGATCTTCTTCAAGATAAACTCTCGAGTGGTTGTAGTAACTGCTGCGTTAAAAATCATCTGATTGTTTTATTGGAGGCTGCGGAGGTAGTCCCTGGCATTCTCGAACATACTCGGGTCCTGGCGTTGTCCGCTAGAACCACCCGGAATAATTGATACAGGATCAGAACGTTTTTGAATGTTTTTAACCGTAGTGGTCTCAACAGTCTTTGCAAGCTTAGCCATATCTGTCATATTCTGGTGTGCGAGTCTTAAATCCGTAAAATGGTACTTCGTAGCATGGAGAAACAGTGCATTTTCGTTAACGTTTTTGTCGGTAGCTTTTACAGCATTGAGCTGTTCTGTTACCACGTTTTCGATTGCTGCTGCGCTCTCTTTAGCTTTGTTGTCCCTTGCTTCCAAAGCTCGGAGTGTTCTCTCCTCGATTTGTTTTGCAAGCTCTGCGTAGTCCTTTGGGGCATACTCAGGATCTGCCATTGGGTCAACCACAGTTGGTGGTGTAATGTCCGGGTTGTTTATACCCTTAGCGAGTCGAGCAAGCTCTTGTGATTTTCTAGTATAGTCTGGGAGAAAATTATCTTTAAACTCTCTTGAAAGTGTCACTCCGTCCACCTTTCTACCGTCTGGAAGCTCGAATAACTCTGGTGCAGCAGGTGTTGCTGTTTCCGCTGGTGTAGCTGCGGGGGCTTCTTCTTTAGGTACTGAACTTGGTGTAACTGGTGCTATAGCCGCTGGCTCTATATTGCCATCTTCACTGGACAGTACTTCAATACTTTCTGTTGGTTCTGTCATTGGTTTTATGATTGCCATCCCTCGAACTTGGTCCTTCACGGACTGGACGAGATCTGCTTGATCAAACTAATGCTGCTAAACTCAAGTCTCGTGACCTGAGTTTTGAGGGTGAAACTTTTTCTTTAAGAAAATGGTGTAAAAAAATGTTTCTTCCTCAAAACCCAGATAGCGGGTATTTTACTGGATAGGTGGTGGTCCTTCTTCATTAAGCGGTGCAAGGTGTGAGAGAGTAGGTGATCCAGGTGCAAATGGTAGCGGCATTTCATTTGGCATAATACCAACAGCTTCCATGGGGTTCTGCTTATAGAGTACCGCATTCTTTGCAAGGTCTTTTGCATTGTCATATTGTGCGATATCAAGATAATCAACAGGAGAGATGAAACCGTTGAGTACATCATTCTGAGCTTGCTCATACTTAAATTCATCGTCTTTAGGGAGGGACTTACCAGCAATGATTGTAATTTCTGATCCGGTCTCAAAGTCATCTTGCATAAGTTCTATTACTTCTCGTGCACCTTCTTTACCCATCCATTTTGCATAATGTGGTTCTGTGTAACGAGTCTTTGCAAACTGCATACCCCAGTCGAATACTTCTTTTGCTGCGTAGTCAACAACTTGGACAAGCTCATTAAGGCGAAGATACGATTGCTGAATAAGAGCCAATCGACCAGCTTTGGTTTCTTGTCCTTCGCGTTCACCACGAAACGCTGAAGTTGCGGCCATTATATTATCGATTTCATTTCGTGAGTCGATCATATCTTCAAACACCATTTGTGGAAGTGCTTGACCTGTTTCACGTGTAACACCATTTTTTACACCCTTACCCCAGATTATACCTTTAGTTTCAAAACGAATGCGTTGTGCATCTGACTTACCCATAACTGATGCATCAACCTTGAGTACACCATTTACTAGCTCACAGTTCTCATCGGTATCCATCTTTCGCTTATCGATACCACGCTGAAGCTCAGCTGAAAGTGTGATCATATCAGTGCGACCGATTGGAGTATTTTCATTATTGAAAATTGTAGCAAAGATATAAGGCTTGCGTGGATTGTCGAAATAGTTGAAGTAGTATGCTTTGTAGTTAATAGCTTCACCTTGATATGGTGCTGGTGTTGCTCCTGATGGATCAACTGGTGCAGTTTCTTGAGTTGATTCAGCTGAAGTGATAGCTGATTCAGTTCGCTCCACTTGCTCACGTTTTATAGACTGAAGAAGATTACGTCGCTGTTGCCCTGTAATTCCTTCATTTTCTTTCGTGCCATCACCTTCAAGCTGTAGCATCTCTTCTTCTGTCACAAGAATACCATCCCAATCCCAATAAGGATTCTTTATAGTACCAAGACAAATAGTCTCAAGCGTAAAAATTACACAGTCATCAATCCATGCTTCTTTATATGTAACATCTGGATTCTTTATAGCGAGGTCAGCTTCACCTGCTGCGTCCATAGAAAAACCAAACTTCTTCATAAGATCTTCTTTCTTTGCAGGAAAACGTTCAATCAAAGCGCAGAGACATTCATCAATCTCTTCAATTGAAAAAGATGAGTCTTGCTCTTTACGTGCAGTCTTGCATATGCGAACTTTACGAGGATCAATTGCTCTGAAGTCAAAATCACCAGTAGGACCTAGGGCTGGATTCCAAAATGCTTTTATAGCGAAGAGTCGTGCGAAGTAAAGATTTCGTAAAGCCATACGAAATATTTCTTTCACATTTCGATCAGTATATTTCTTTCTAAAATATGACTCAAGTTTTCGTGCGAAGTCTTGTGCTGGTATTCCATCACGTGATGGTAATACATTTATACCTGGAATGTTTGCAATCAAAGAATTGATTACCGCTTCCATGTTTGCAAATACTCTGTTTGCTTGTACACGATATTTTTTACGACGCTCAGGAAGAGCATTTAAATAATCGCTATTGTTTTCATATACAGCAGTATTTTTTTTATAGATGTCAGATACAATGTCCCATATAGAAGAAGACGAGTCCCACCTCGCTTTTACTAAAGCGACTTTTTGATCATCTGTTAACTGCTCTATTTTTGTTTTTGCCATTTATATATGAAAAGAGACGAACGCCCGGTAATGGACGCTCGCCTATTGTTTAGGGTTGAGCTCAAAAGACGTCTTTATCATATCATGTCCTTTTGCGGAAAGGAAATAGGCATGTGCGTAACTTTTTTATCATGCCTTACTGAATACAAAAAATCACGTCTTTCAATTGCTTGAAGGGAACCAGTATTATCAAAATTAAGGGTGATCGCAGCATTCTTCTGCTTGAACACATCCTTTTCTAAAAGTAAAGTAAAGAGATCATAATGCTTCTGAAATTCTATAAAAAGCTTTGCTTCACTATCTGGGACAAAAATCGCTATTTTTTGTATTTCAGCCATTTTATTGATTATCAGCCCACATTTTACTTACATCATAGACATTATCAATACCAATTACAGATGGTTTCTCCTGGGTGGCATATTCTGAATAGAAAACACCCGCCCCGGCTGACATACGTGCTAAATACCCATAAAGCGTTGCAAAGCAATAATGGTCTACTTTTGTAGTAGAGTCCCACACATATCGCTCAATACCTGCATTATTGGTTACTTTCACTCTTCTTAAAGTCTCAAAATGCTTAATATACTCAAGCAGGTCTTTGTTTGACTCAACACCGATCAAAAACTTAGCTGTGACCATATCTGTGAGCATTTTGTCTAAAATACGATCCCTGTGTGAGTAAACAATGCCTTTTTTATCATTTTCTCCCCACCATACAAGCGTTTGAGGATTAGATGTGTTCTCCTGGAAGAAAGACATCTGCATGAATGGATACTTGTCGACATAATACTTGGACATTGTGTTATCCGGCATAGCATCGATCACACCAGCTACTGGTTTGTAGAATAATATAATATTATCTAAGTCATTCCAGCTTGTGAATTTACCAATTTTCACAACACCTTTATCTGACCATATTGTGTAGTGCTTAATATTTCCAACATCAATACCTATAAAATACTGACCTGTTTGTATGTCTTTAGGTGTCCATATATCAAGGATCGTCCTGCGTGATACTGACATATCACCTGGGTTATAAGGTTCACCTAGTACAAAATTATTAAAGTATTCAACATCACCTTCGCTATCAGCAATGATTTCAGCAGCACTGATTTTTGTCGCCATTAAATGAGACAAGTGGTACCCTGATGTTTTTGATTGAGGATTCTGTTCGATCCATTTTCCTTTACGTCTCACATCATCACCATAGAGAACATTACAATGTCTACACTTAAAACTTTTTACCGTGATGTTAAAAGACTCTGGCCATATCATTATCTGATCAACTCCACATGATGGACAAGTGATAGTCCATTCTTTCTGATTGGACTTTTGCCACTCTTGATCCATAACGTCTTTCTCGGTTGTAGGGTTTGAAAAGATCCACCTGCCTTTATAGTCACTTGCTTTTGTACGTGACTTATATGTCTCAAGAGTAGGTTGATTGGATCTTGATGCTTCATCATGCACAAGTAAGTCTGCTGAGTCGGAAATTGCAGCTGTTTTAGATACCGTACCTTTGAAAAGTACAAAGCGATCATCTATTTCTTTTCGCTCAATAGAGTCTGTGTCCATGCCAGCAAACTCATGGCTATTTGCTTGAAGTATCTTATTAACTTTAGTTGATACAAAACCTCGCACATCATCATCTGTAGGGAAAGTATAGATAACATTGAAACGAAAGAATTTCACTGCAAAAAGTGTTTTGAGTGTGAATGTTACAGACTTACCAACCTGAGCACAAGCTTTTACTACAATGTTAGGATTCCAATCGGTAAGAATATCAAGCAAAAAAGGATGATCATAAAAATCAAGAGCCTCACCTTTTTCATTGACAATTCCTTCATCAATAATCCATTTAAGGATTGAGTAATATTCCTTACGGCGTTTCTTATGTATTTTTTCATTTGCCATTATCTTCTTTAGATTCTGTTATAGCAACTTCATAACTCACAACGTCCATAGCAATCGCTGTCGCTGATTCAAGTACAAGCCTTGTTACTTTGTATGAGTCAATGATACCAGCTTCAAACATATCAACACGTTGTTTTGTTTTAAAGTCAAAACCAATACCATCAATATTCTCCATAAAAAAGTCATTCATTCCTGCATTCTTAGCCATCTGTTTGAGTGGTGCTTTGAGTGCTTCTTTCCATATTGGCTCTGTAATTTTATTAGCAACATTCCACAATGCAACACCTCCACCTGGAAGCATTCCTTCTTGAAGTGCACCTTGAGCTGCACGGATAGCATTATCAAACTTAAGCTTTTTAGAAGCGAACTCTGTGTCAGTATAAGCTCCAACCCGTATAACACCAATACCACCTTTTAATCGTGCCAACCTTTCTTTAAACATTCCAATTGAATACTCAGATGTTGATGCCTCGATGTCGCGTTCAATTTTTGTGATACGCTCTGCAAGAGCTGGTGTTTCTTTGCAACCAATAATTGTAGTTTCATTTTTTGTGACGACAACTTTCTCTGCACGGCCTAACAAAGATATTCCCGCTTCTGAAAGCTTCATACCAGCTTCTTCAGATATTACTGTTGCACCTGTGAGAGCTGACAAATCTTTAAGAAAATCTTTTGATGGACTTGCTGTGTATGGATTTCTAACACAAGCAATATCATACAGTCCTGTAGTTACAGACTTACCATCAGCCTGAACAAACGCCATATTCTTAGATGCTTGAATAAGTGATGCAAGCGCAATACCATCTACATCATCTGCAACAAAAAGAATTGACTTGCTATCAGTCTTTGCTATCGCTTCCATGATTGATTTTACCTGTACACCAATAGAGATCTTACGATCAACAAGAGCTATCCATGGATTCTCAAGTGTACATGTACCTTTCTCACGATCGTCCATAAAATACTCAGATATGAGACCTTTATCGAACCTTGCACCCTTCACAATCTCCTTAGAATAGCCCAAGCGGGATCCTTTCTCTACAGTTATGATACCAGTAGGGCCTATCACTTCTATGATATCTGAGATGATCGTAGCGACTTCTGGGTCAAGTGAGGACACTGTTGCTATACGTACAACGTCTGATTGTGTCACTTCTCGCCTCATTGTTGATAATAAAGAGAGTGTTTCAGATAATCCAGCCTTAAGTCGTGACTTTACTTCATCTGATCTCATAGAGTCACCTGATATCGCTTTGTATGCAGCTTGAGCAAGTGCACCCGTGAGAGTTGCTGTAGAGGCTGTACCATCACCTCCTTCAACAGATGTACGGAGTGCTGCTTTTCTAATCTTCTGAAGTCCAAGCTGTTCATACTTATTTTCAAACTCAAGATGTTTGAGGATAGTAACTCCATCATCTGCTTCTATAGGATCAAGGCCTGGACATTCAATGATTGCTGTACCTCCTACCGGACCAAGTGAGGGAGCAACATATCTAGCTGCTTTATTTATGCCAGAAAGTATTCCAACTCTTGCATCTATTCCTTCCTTAATATCTTTAAAAATCATTATTGTACAGCTAATATATCAGCACGACTAATAAATTTCATCTTCTCGCTTTCAATATCGATCTCAACAGTATCAGGTGAATACTTTGCAAAGAGTACGACATCACCTATGAGTAATTGTCTATTAGATACATAAACAGGTTCGCCAGGTAGTTTTACTATTTCACCTTTGTATACAAAATCATCTGTTGGTTCTACTGTTTTGAAACCTTCTTGTATAGGTTGCTTTGCTTTCTTAACAAGCACTCGTGTTGATGATATTTCCATATTATATTTTAGGCTTACCGTATAAAAGATTAAATCCTTCCTCAAATGGCTGTAGTAGATCAAATCCATGTCTTCCTCTATCTAGTGCTACAAACTTCGATCTTCTCCAATAACCATCTGCGTGTTTATCTGTGATGAGTCGTATAACGAAATGACCGGCAAAACATTTTGTTTTATAAAACGCAATCGACTGTGAAGAGTTTGACCAGTCCTCCTCGACTTGTTTTTGTGCAATTGCTTTAAAATCTTTCTTACACGTATTACACCAGAAGTCCATGAGCTCTACCGTCTTTGCTTGTGCAATCATTTCATCTAAATCAACTCGTTCTTTACGCTGATTGCGATCGTATGTTCGATCAGCTGTTCTTTCTTCTTGCCGCTCAATAAGCTCTTTGATGTGGTAGTGCTCTTCGATTAAAGGTTTTGGTGAGTGTCTAAGTGGGTCACTCATAAATTTTTTAATCGTTCATACCATGACAAAGTTCCATCTTCGTTTCGTTTGTGTGCGAGTGTTTCTTCTATAGTTGGATCACCAAAAAATTCAGCTTTACCATTGCCAAGAAAAGTGTCTATTTCTTTATCGAGTTTTTCTGCTGTGATAGTAGACACAAGTTTATCATCGAGCTTGGAAAGTTTTAAAAGCCGTTTAATCTTTTTGAACATCAGGTTTTTTGATTAACATATTTTTTATTGTATCTTCCATCTTTTTAACTTCTTCTTGCACTCCAGCTGAAAATATAAAATTATATGTTGTGCGAGCAAGAGGTTTTACTTCTTCAGGATCGATCACTCCGAAGATTGTTGTTGCATGTTTTATTCCTTTATCGACAGCTGAATAATCGATATCTCCTTTTGAATCTACAGCTTCCAAAAGGACATCAACTTTTTTTGCAATCTTAGTTGGATTGATACCTTGTTTTAACAAAGCTTCTCTTAGAGATAACTGCTTTACTTCAATAG